GCCAACGAAGCGTAGCTGTGAAGCAAACGCTTTTGGACGAGATTGTCCGATGCTGCGAGAGGCCTCCCCTTCAAGGAGACCTCTCCACCGACACAACCTCTATAAAGTACCGGAGGAAGTGCGCAAGAACTGTCGTTCGAGCACTCTTCCTCGCGTTACTTTCTTTAGGGTTCCGACTTAGATGGAGGAACGAACAATTACGTTCGTTCTTCCAAAAAGTCTATAAACGAGTCTATGTTTCTCCTCACATGGAAGTGAAGAGAATCAAAGCCTCATTATCACGTTGCCGGGAACTCAGTCTCAATGAGACTGTGATCCCCGCTAACACACACATTTCCGAGGTCACTGGAGTGGTAATCCCACGGGGTTACCACATCAGTGATCCGGACAAACTGTACCAACTATCAATGGCCTCGCGCGCAATGCCGGAGGCCGGAGATTATGAGGTAGAACAAGCGCTAAAGGCCTGGGCGAACGACGTTCTTGTCGTTCGCCCGGGCCCTGAGCCAAATAAAGAACTCGAGGAGTTCAAACGCCTTGCGTTTGAACGCCCGGAGTCAAGAAAGTACCTAGGTGCACTTCACCACAAGGCGAAGCGGATCGCGAAGATCCGGCCGAGTCCCTACGGGGAATCAGCGTGCGTAGGATACAAACGTAAAGAGGGGGGTCGGACCGCGGACTTTTGTAAAGTCAATGGTCGGACCCCCCGAGGTGACATGGCGCCTAAGGCCCTCTCAGCTCCTGGAGCATTCCAGAAGCTGGAAGAGTCAGAGAATCGCCGAATAAGATTGTACTGCACCCGTTCAGATCAGAGGAAGTTAAAGCCCTCTGTTCCAATCGGGGTGGTCGAAATGGGCTTCAAGGTAAGGATCGTCACAAAGAACGATCCCTACCGGGTGGCCCGATGTCATAGTGTGCGCAAGGCCCTCTTCAGAACCGCGACTCACCGTCGCGGCTGTGAGGAGAGCCTTGGCACATTACCAAAATTTCTAAGCCTAACACACGTACCTGTTCGTAAACTCAACGGGTTCGTGTACTCGGCAGATCTTACGAAGGCAACGGACACCATGAATCATCGATGGTTATCGTTCCTTTGTGACATTTTAGGAGTCCCGCAAGACCTGGTGTTTCGCAACATCCAAGTCATGTGGGAGTCCCGTGTTTGTGATGTGGTCGGAGGAGCGTTCATGGGGCTACCAGCCTCATGGACATTCCTCGAGATCACGCATTATCTCATTTGTATGCTTGTTGACCCATATCAAAGGTGGTTCATCAAAGGTGATGATCTTCTCGCCCTGTGGGGCTTGAAGACAATCAAGCGTTACAAATATTATCTGCGCCTGGTGGGATTCAGACTCAATGAGTCTAAGTCCTACCGGGC